TTTTATCTAATTCTTTTAATAATCTATCACTTTCAGCAATTCTTATATTAGAACTCATATTAAAAAGTCCTAATAATCCTCCTTCTAGAGATTTAGTTAATGCTATTAATGTATCTGATAATTTATTTAAAAATCCACCATCAACTAAATCAGTAAATATTTCTTGAGCATGTTCTAAAGCATTATTAAATTTAGTTTGGGCGTCTAATGATTTTTGGGCTTGTTCTAAACTTTTACCTTCTACTATACCTTGTTCTACAGCTTCTGCTTGTCTTTCTAAACGATTAGCTTCTTCTAATTTACCTTGATCTCGTAAAATTTTAGCGTTTTCTCTTAAATTTTTAGTATAGTCACCAGCGGTTTTGTTTATTAATTCTTGTTTAAATAAAGAATCACCTAACTCATTAGCACTCATACCTAAAGTTTTAGCTATAGATTCTTGCTGTAAAGCATTCATTCTACTGAATGAAGCAGCAGTAATATTTTGTTTAGCTATTTCTTCAGTTAAACCTGCAATATCATTATTTAAAGCAAATAAACGAGCGCGTTCTAAATTTATTTGTCTACCAGTTAATAATTCGGCTTCAATTTGAGATGATATTGATGATTCAAAATCAAGTAATGAACTTTGGGTTTTAGTTATTTGGTCTAATGTTAAACCTAATTTTTTAGCTTCTAAAACAGTTTTAACTATTTCACCTGTATTTCCTCTAAAATTAAGTTTTATTAAACCACTTAATTTATTGACATCTGATATTATTTTTCTACCATCAGCAACTATTTTGTTTTGATTAGTAAACGCAGCTATCTGATCATAAACAATATCTAAACCTTTATCAGCTTCATTGTTATTTACAGCGAATAATTGTTGTAATTGTAATGCTTCTTCAACTTGAATACCAATTTCTTTAGTTAACTGTATTTGAGTATCAAGTTGTTTTGTATTAGAAACATTAATAAAATCAGATATATTAGCTAACTCATTAAATGCTTCAGTTATATTTTTAGTAGTAGCTAATTGACTATCTAATATACCTTTACTTTGTTGGAATGATTCATATAATGCTCGAGCGCTATCTTTAGATATAGATATATTTTTAGCTAAATCAGTTACACGTTTGTCAGCTGCAAACATTGCTTCTATAAAAAACTTAGCCGCGGCAACTAAAGCTGTTATCCAAATTGGACCTTTAAGAAATGAAGCTAATCCTCCAGCACCTGCTTTAAATATTTGAAATGAACTTTTTCCACTGGCGGCTGCTTTAGCAGCAGCATCAGCTGCGTCTTGAAATGGTCCTGCTATTCCTTTTAAGCCTGGGATTGATTTAACTACTCCTGCTAATTTTTGAAATCCACCTGCTTTTTTTTCAATTTCTTTAGCGAAACTTAATTGTCTTTGATAATTATCAGCTACTTCACCTGTTACTTCAGCTATACCTTCTTGTAATTTTTGTATTTCATCTAATTCACTTTGGGTTAAAATTAAGCCTTGGATTTGTTTATCAGTTAGATTTTTTAATCTTTGTTCTAATATTTCTCTAGTGGCTGTTATTTCATTTATTTGTTCATTTATTTTTTTAGATGATAATTGACCATTGTTTAAATCAATTTGATTTTTAATTAATTTTTCATTAGCTTTGGCTAATTTATTTAATGTAGAAATTGTATCTTTTTGTATTCTAGAAAATGCTCTAGCATCATTAACTATGTCAGTTAGTCCTTCTGCTAAATCAGTTAATCGGGAAGTTAATGATTGAAATCCTTCATCTAAAACCCCAACAATGTCACTTATTTCTTTAAGATCTTTTTTACCGTTTCTTATATTTTCGTTAGGATCAGCCATTTAAATATAGTTTATTATAAATATTGAAAGCACCTACTTTTGTGGTGCTTTCTTTTTAGATGCCTTAGTTACATATGTTGGTACTTGAACTTTAGGTACAGTACCATCAGTTTGCGCTGTTCTCATTGCTTGTTTAGATTTTTCTACAACATCATCATCTTCTTTTGGTTGGTAGTGTTCTTTTAATTTATTAAAAGTAAAATTACGTAACCATATAGGCATGTTATAAATAGTGTTGTAATCATATCCACCATTACCATGAAATATTATTTCATGGATTTGGGTGAATAAATACATTCTATATTCCAAAGTCAGGCCAAAAAAAGTCAAGCCCAATAGGTAAGCTGACCCCCTCCACTAGGCCGTTTGAAGTTTGTACATTAACTGTTAAATCAACATCAGGCTGAATTTGTTTAATATACTCACGTAAAGCACGAGCATCACGAGCTAATAAATAGTTATCAACGAAATCTCTAATTGTAGCTTTATCATAACTGTCATTAACAGACAATATAGTATGTTTTAGACGAGTTGATATTTCTGGGTTTTGGTTAATTTTCTTTAAACCTTCTAGTTCCTGTTCTAGTTTTAATTCATCACCATGACTTAATAGTTTAAAGGTAATAGTGTCACTAGTTGAAGGTAATTTAAATGTGAATTCATTTTTGCGATTTATAAATAATGATTCATCAATTTTTTTATTATCTAATACTGATAAGTCAACTGTTACTGTTTCTCCACGATATCTAAAAGAATAATCTTTACCATAACCTAAAATACGTGAAGCAATTAGTATAGCATTTTTATCACCAGTTAACAACTCATTATAATCAATTTTAGATACAATAAGTGATTGTAATAGTTTATCTAATACAATACCTTGTTTAATATAAGACTGGTTGGTTAGAATATCTTCTTCTTTAGCAGTCATGTATTTCATCTCAATTTTACCTGATGCTAAAGGACTTGATTCAGGATAAAGAAGACCTTTTGATGGTAGTTCTACAGTTTCTGTAGGGAATTTAAATTCACTCATAGATTTTATTTAATGTAACGTTTATTATAAATATGCAAGATAAAAAGAAGCTTGGCAAGAGCCAAGCTAACTTTTTTTCTGTATACTTCGGAAAAAGTAATTCTTAGAAGTTCAGTACGCAGTAATCAGGTTGAACTGTCATTGTAATGTTTTGAGCAGCTGATTCATTATCCCAACTATATTCACCAAAATTAGCATCTGTAATCAACGCACCTTTGATAACCCATTCACTTACAATATCACCTACTGGACCTAACACATTAAAGGTTAAATCTTTTTTATAAAAATCTGAGTAACCATCACGGCCTGTTACTGATTCGTGGTGTAAACGTACCCATTCCATCACAGCTTGAGCACCTGAAGGAGTAATAGGATCAAATAAAGTCATGGTGATAGGACCCCAATTTGATTTACCTTTAACATATCTTGCTACGTTAATGTGGTTTAGCTTTATTGTTTCTTGAGTTAAGGTAACTGCACTTACACCTTTAACCATATATGAGGGAACACCATCAATATACATTATAAACCTATTCTGTTGTTTAGGTTCAAATGCTGTGAAAAATATTTCGTTTGGATTTAATACTGGCATTTTTCTTAGTTATTTATTTGTTATAAATATTATTATTTTTAAAAATTACGCAAATGAAGCTCCAGTAGGTGTAATATTGAAGTTCAAATAAATATATTCAGCGGTTTTGGTTGGTTGTAAATAAATTGCACCTACTAACTGATTTCTATCTATTACATCTGGAGTGTTATTGCTTTCATCCATTACTACTCTAAACGCATATAAACCTTGTCTTTGTTGAACTGATTCTAAGTATGGGTTTACTTGAGCTAAGAATTGATTTCTTGTAGCAATAGTATTTTGTTCAAACACTAATGTATTTGCTACTTGGCCAATATAAGATTTCAAAGCAATTAATAAACGTCTTACATTCACACGATCAAGAGCTGATGCTTTAGTTTGTAATGTTTTGTTACCATATACTACAGTACCAGTTCCAGGGAATGTAGCAATTGGATTAACTTTACCTTGATATAAGGTATCACGATTTGCTTGTGATAATTTTTGTTCAGCACGAATTACTGTTCCTAAACCACCACGATTGATACCTGCTGGTGCGAACCAAGGTTCAGCTACTCTATCATTATAAGCATAAACACCTGCGATTAAAGCTGAAGCTGGAACCCAAACATTTTTACCTGAACTTGGGTCTAAAATTTGACACCATGGCCAATATGAAGCTGCATATGAATTATCACGTGAAGCAGCAGCTGTAGTTACAGCTGAAATTGTAGAACCATAAGGTACTAAATCAAGTACAAATAAACTATCACCACGTCCTTGAGTATTAGTTATAAGAGTTGATACTTGGCTAGCTTGTAAAGTACTAAATAAACCAGGAGCTAACAATACATTAAATCTATAGTCATCTTGATTTGATAATAAATTAATCATATTATCATAGCTAGCACTAGGAATACCTTGAGATTTATTACCATCAGTAATTTTATCATA